CAGATTGCATGGGAAAAAGACTATTTCACCAGCGCCCGACCGTGGACGCAAAAAGGTGAAGATGTCACGCTGCCGCTAGGCGATCGCGCACCAGTGCGCGGAATTGGTAAAACCACTCAATCATTCGCGGCAACGGCAGGTTATGACTGCTACGAAACAGGACAAGAAGGTACAACGCACTACGCAACTGCACAAAATGCTGCAACTCCTCAGGGTGAGGAAATGTACATGACAGAGGACCCGGATAATCCGGGACACCTCGGAATCTATGCCGATTTGGCCTTGGCAACCGGCGGAAATATAAACGACATTCGTCGTGCCTTTGCAATTCAACGCTATCAGGAAGCCCGCGCCCGGTACGGCTCGCGATACACGGAATATCTCCGGTATCTGGGCGTCACTCCAACTGATGGCCGCTTGCAAAGGCCTGAGTTCCTAGGCGGTGGCCGGACTCAGATCAACTTTTCCGAAATATTACAGACGGCGCCAGACCGTCCCGATCAAAACGATACAACGGAATTCGGCGTTGGTGATCTATACGGTCATGGCATTGCCGCTATGCGGTCAAACAAATATCGCCGTTTCATTGAAGAACATGGGCACATTATTTCGTGCCTCTCGGTTCGTCCAAAGGCGATCTATACCAACGGCCTGCAGCGGAATTGGCTGCGCCGTGACAAGGAAGATTACTTTCAGAAAGAACTGCAGCACATTGGACAGCAGGAAGTCTATAACAACGAGGTATACGCGGATTCATCGGCTGCCGGTATGGAAACATTCGGCTATCAAGACCGCTACATGGATTACCGCGAAGTTCCCTCACATGTCTCTGCTGAATATCGCGACATTCTTAATTACTGGCACATGGGCCGTGAGTTTGAATCACCTCCGGTCCTGAATCAGTCGTTTACAGACTGTGTGCCAACGAAGCGAATTCACAATGAGCAGACTCATAACTCACTCTGGATAATGGCTCAGCATAAAATGATTGCACGCCGCATCGTATCCAGAAACGCAAGTCCAAAGATTTTGTAATGGGACGCCGCGAACAAATAATGGCCCGCAAGGTTCCGGGGGAAACCCCGGACCCTAGCCCGGTCCACGTACCGGGAAAATCGGACCGTCCGCTATCTCTCCGTGAGGAAATGCGGCGTTTCGTCCGTGAGGAACTGTCAAAGCAGGCACAACAGCTTGAAGCTGGTACTTTTGACGACGAGGACGATTTCTCAGAAACGGACCCGGACCCGGACCTCACATCACCCTATACCGTCACAGAATTGACGCCCGAAGAAGGTGGCTCACCAAATGAGCTAGAAGGTGCTCCCACTGCTGCCGATCTGGACACCACACCACCTGAAGAACCGATCTTGGATTCGACAGAATCCGATGACCCGGCGCCCTCGCCGGAATCCCCCTAACGGAGTGCCAAAGAGTAACTATACTTGATAGTTACTCTCTTTACCCGTACCATCCCCTCCAAGTTCATTCAGAAATGACGTAGGGAGAACGGTCTAATGCTTTGTGGTTATCTACAAGAATTTAACGGTCGGATGGTTCCATGCGGCCAGTGTATGAACTGTCGAATAAACAAGAAACGAATGTGGACAGGCAGAATACTCTTAGAAGCCGCTTACAGCCCCGCTGAGAGCACTTTCCTGACTTTGACGTATAATCCCGAGCATGTGCCGGAAAACTTCTCTCTGGACCCGTCAGACCTTCACAGGTTCATTAACCGCTTACGACATCGGTCTGGTCTGGGCTCCTTCCGCTTTTTCGCCGTTGGGGAATACGGCGACGAAAACCAAAGGCCACATTATCATGCCGCAATCTTCGCGAATCCGCCGGAAATCGTTGAAGAACAAGCAAAACGATGCTGGACAGACAAAAACGGTGAGTCTCTCGGATTTATCTCTGCTGGATCCATCGAGCAAGCATCTGCTTCCTACATAGCAGGCTATTGCACAAAAAAAATGACCTCCAAGGACGATGAGCGACTTGATGGTCGTTATCAGGAATTTACTCGTATGAGCAAATTTCCACCCCTCGGCGCTGCCGGGGTTCATCACATCCTAGACATGCTGCACACCCGGACCGGGGCTGCAGCTGTAGCAAAAAATGAGGATGTTCCTAAAAACTTCACAACCGGGGGAAAAACATATCCCCTCGGTTCCTACTGGGTTAACTATCTCCGGGAAAAAATGGGAATAACCAATCCTCCCGTCAAAGCCAGCTGGCAGCTGGATTGGGATAAACTGGCCCCGGAGTTACAAAATGCCGAAAAAATCGCGACCAAGTTATGGCGCGGCCACAAGAAAGGCCGTCAAACGCGCAACCCAATCCCGGCCTATACCACTGCGGAGCTTGAGCAAAACAGAATACGGCTTAACGCCGGGCGTCCCTAGGACACGAAGTATGCCCCGGCCAATATCGGCGTTTCTGGACCCGATAATGCAAAAGCTCGAAAAGCGTCGGCCAGTAAAAAAACCTGATCTGGCGCGCTTCACAAGGGACCGGGAAATTCTAAGGACGGAAAAAACGCCATGTGAACGGCGGAAAATACGCCGGGCCGTCCTACTCAGTGAGGGCAAAGTTAATAAACCGGGCGGCGCTCCCGGGAAAAATGGACACTACAGAAAACGGGGTGTAAAGTGTCCCTAAATGCCACTACCAGCCATATCAGCAGGACAAGGAGCAGTACTCGGCGCGGGAATCTCCGCGCTCGGCTCCCTTTTTGGTTCGGATGGTTCCGAATCCAATATGAACAAATACGCCATGACTCATGGCATCCGCTTCCGGGTCAAGGACGCGGTAAAAGCTGGCATCCATCCCCTATACGCCCTCGGCGCTACGACTCCATCACCAGTACAACAAATAGGCGGTGGAGATAAGCGCGTAGAACGCGCGGCCGCGGCAATTGGTCAAGGAGTCCAGCAATATGCACAAGCTACTGACAAGGATTATCAGGCGGCTCAGATCAATGCACTCAATGCATCAGCAACGCGTGACGAAGCGGCAGCTGCAGAAAGTCTCTCGCGCATTGCTCGTACAAATCAATCGGCGAACGTAAGCCAGGACGGCGCACTCATGACGGACCTAGGGGATGGCCCTGTTAATGTCCGACCAGTTGAGCAAAAAACTACGCAACCCGGCGATATGTCAACGCAAGCCGGTAAACATGCGTTCTTCAAACGGTACAACATTGGCGGCGTATCAGTATGGGGGCCGGCAAGTGAAGAACCCGCCGAAGCTTTTGAAAATGTCGGCGGAATCATCGTATCAATTCCAAAAAATGTTATTGAGCTTGGAAAATGGGCGTGGAAACCATACGCCCGCCTGATTGCCCGGAAATTGAAAGAGGGCAAATTGAAAGTAAAAGGCAAGCCAAATATCAAACACAAATTACCTGAGAGGTGGCGATAATGGCATATCGAAAAAGGTACACGAAAAGGCGCGGCCAAGCTGGCCGGAAACGCCGTTCTTATTCTACTGGTGCTCGGAAACAGCGCGTGCCGGGTAACCCTCGGAAGGTGGGATACAGGCTATGAAGCGCTCAAAACACAATCTGTCTCACTACAACCTGCTGACCTGCGACATGGGTCAGTTAATCCCGTTGGGAGTCGTGGAAGCGCTCCCCGGCGACACAATGCAGCATCATGTCAATGTGCTTGCTCGTGTGAGTCCCCTAGCAGCTCCGGTAATGCACCCGGTAACAGCCCGCGTTCACCACTTCTTTGTCCCTAACCGTATCCTGTGGGACGGTTGGGAAGATTTCATTACCGGTGGTGCTGATGGAAATAACGCGGATACAGTCCCGACTATTGCCAGCACTGGAACATCAAAAGACCTGCTGGACTATCTTGGCGTGCCACCGGTTGCTGGTGTGGACGTCAATGCTCTGCCGATCAGAGCTTTCAACAAGATTTACAACGAATATTATCGTGACCAGGACCTGGCTCCCGAGCGAACCGAGGATGATTTAACAATTCCTCAGATTGCATGGGAAAAAGACTATTTCACCAGCGCCCGACCGTGGACGCAAAAAGGTGAAGATGTCACGCTGCCGCTAGGCGATCGCGCACCAGTGCGC